TTGGTGATTTCACGGCGCAAAGATTTGTCAATTTTGTTGAGGGTCTTTAAGGCTTCTTTAAGCCCGACGACCTCAATCTTTGTTGACACTTGGTTCACGTCATCTCCGTTTTTTGTTTGCCTCGTTAAGCACTTTAATGACCGTTGTCAAGTCCCGTGAGTCAAACGCAATGTCGCTAGGCCACCAACCGACCGCGACCAATACCTCTGCTAATTGGCGGCGGTAGGTGCCGCGTCCGTAGGGTTTGGGTCTGTCTCGTCCAGTACCGGCAGAATGTCGATGTCAGGGTTTTTGCTTAACCATTCGCGCCAGTTGTCACCAACTTGTTCGCCTTTTATCTTGAGAATTGTGTGCATCCAGCAGGCGTAATCCGAGTACAACGGGTTTGCGGAGAGCTGTTGAATGTTGCGACGCTCAAGGCGTTCCCATTCAGTAACCACAAACAGGTTTGTGTAGTAATACTCGGGTGCGCTATCGGCCGTGCGCTTTAACTGCAACTTGATTTTCATTGTTCTCCTATGTCGGCTTGGAGCCGTTGATTATGCGGTGGTGTCAACCGAGTACGTGCCGCCCTGTAGCTCGATCTCGTAAACCGAAAGCTCTCCCAAGGACGCGTTCACGACAGGCAGGCTAGAAAAATAAGTGTCGGTCAAAATAAAGCCTGGATTAGTTGCCGAATCAGCAGCGCTTGTTGGGTTTACTTTGACGGTGCACTTAGTGCCAAGCAACGGTGCAAGAACCGCGTACGACTCTGACGCTGCATAACTGGCATAGACCGTCAATGTCAAACTATTTGAGAACAACCCTGCCGTCATGGTGCGGGATGTCTGGCCGAATGCGGTATCTTCAAGAGCTTCCGCGGTGACCGTCAACGTTGCTGCGCTGACCTGATCGGTAATGTCAACAATGGTGCCAATTGCGGTGCCAATTTTGACTGTTGGGTTCGAGAGGTAAGTTGATGCTGGCATGTTTGCTCCTTAAGTTCTGTTCTGATAGTAGATGATTTGTATTCGGTAGTAGTGGATTATGCGGTCTGGGCTTGGATAGCGCAATCAAGGTCATAGCACGGGTACAACGCGCCACCGATTTCAAGGCTTGAAGGACGGCCAGCCATAACAATGATCGGCGAGTTAAGCACACTTGCAACAATGCTCAAGATTGATCGGAGCACCGGCAGACCTGCAGGCCCAGAGCCAATGACCTTGATCGGAAACTCAAGGCGCACAATGTTGCCGTTGCCAGCAAACGTGGTGAAGTTTGGCGCGTCAAGGTACACGCAATTAGGCGCAAGTTTGGTTGGGTCGTTTACAACACGCAGACCAGACACAGCGGTCAGCGTCGCGGTGACATCATCAATCGCTTCGTTAAACAGGTCGGTGTACGACATCAGGCAACCGCTGGACGAGGGATGCCGAGCAGCTGCTTGACGATCGGGGTCAGGCTTTGCTGCGGTGCCGAGCCCATGCCGTCAAATGTGGCGTAGGTTGACTCTATTGAGCCTCTGGAGCGCCACAGAGCGGCGCAATACATCAAAGTGCCTAATGTTGCGTCACCACCAGGAGAGGTCGTTAGGGAGTCGATATAGCCCGATTCCTGACGCCTGCGATATGCGAACTGGTTGCCAGCCGACACGGACTGCGTGAGTAATGTGTAATCGTCTGACGGGTTCGTGATCGTGATGCCAAGGTACGACATGACCTGCGCGGCCGTCACCCATGTGCAAACAGGGTCATTGGCAACAGTTCCAGACGCGGCGACACGCTCGACATCGCTTGCGGTTTTGGCGTAAAGCACCTGATCGGCAATTGGCACCTGATAGTCGTAGAGCAGATCGCCTTGCGTATCAATTCCAAGAAACAAATACTGTGGCAATGCGCGCACCGTGTAAGTGCCGTTGAATGTTGCGTCAACTCCAGCGACCGTGATTGAACTGCCGACTGCAATCTCCGATGGGGTTAGGAGTTGCAGTACGGCAAAGTTGTCAATCAGGTACTTGTTGGTAACTGTGTATGTAGCCATGAGCGGTTGCTCCGCTCTCGACTAGGCCTGGGTGATCTTGCGAATCATTCCGCCGATTGCTGCAAAGGTTGACACGTAGCCATGGAAGCTCATGGTCTTGCCCAAGGTTGCTGGCGTGTCTACGCTCAACAAGCCCTGAATGGACTCGTAGAACTCGTAAGCATCGCCTTGGCCTTGACCTACGCGGGTGATGATCATGGTCTTTGCAGCGAAGTTGCTGTCAACTACCAATTGCAATCCGAGTGGGGTTCCGTTCCATGATGTTGCACTTCCGCCGCCGAGTGCGTTTTGACCGGTGAGGCCTGCACCAATAAATGGGAAGATTGGGCGGTTAGTTGTGTCAACAAGCTGACCAAGTTGTGACCACACGTCTACCGATACGAACATGTGTGTCGGCATCCAGTTTCGGTTGCTTGAGATGTCATTTGCAGCGTCATAAACGGACTTGAGCAAGTCGGCGACTGTTCCGTCCCAAACACCAGATGAGTTTGCTGCGGAGAGCAAATCGTCTGCTGCTTTGTTGTCAGATGCAATCATGTATTCGCCCATGAGGTCATTCAAAATCAGCGACATTGCTTCGGGGCTCGTGAACGAGATGTCTTGTGAACTCAAAGATACTTGCCCAGCGAGGGTGGTCTTGCCGATTGAATTGCTCGCAATCACCATTGTTGTTGCAGATACTGCCGACAATTCAGTTGATTGTGCAGCGACGCTTGTGTGCGTGGTGATCGTTGGGCGAATGAATGTCTTTTGACGACCGTTGTCTGGGTAAGCGCGAGCGCCAACGGCTTCGACTACAGGGCGCAAGAAGTTTAAGTCTTGAACCAATGGCCCAAGTACTGGAACTGGCAAAAGACCAGGTGTGTCAGTCGTGAGTACGTCACCTGCAGCTGCCTGCAATGCGGTGCGCTGTGATGCGGTGTGTTCTGCTACTGCAGCATTCATGTTCTTGAACGTGTCGCCACCGATGTGGTAGGCGGCCATGAATTCGCCTGCACTTGGCAGTTTGAATTCTTTTTTGGCCTGTGCGAAAATTGGCGCGGTTGGGATTGTTGCCTCAACTGCTGGTGCGGTTACTTCTGACATAGGTTCTATCTCCTGTTCTAAGACTACTTCTTCATTTAACACTACTTCTTCGGGCTCTTGGTGGATACTCGCTGCGACGGTCGCAATGTTGGCCATGTCACCAAAAGCGCCTATTGGAACGAGCGACAACTCTGTCCAGTCGGCTGCTTCAATGATCATTGTGCCTTCTTCGTCGTATGAGAATTTAGTTGGATTTACGCCAACAGATACTTGGTCAATCGTGCCGTCGGCAGCCATAACCAAAGCGTCATTGCCGAGGCTGGTCGCGCTGATCTTGGCGCTAAACATCATGCCCTGTTCGGTGTCCACGCGCTCGGTTACAACGCCTACTGGCATGCTTGCGTCGTGGTACATAAACAGGCGCGGGGCTTTGCCCTCGACTGGCAATGAGCCTGGACGAAAAATCACAGCTGTGCCATCCGAAACCGTTGCCGGCACGTTGTAGGGAACTGCGGTTCCGCTGATTGTGCGTCGTGGTGCGTCGCCTTTTGCGGCGTCAAGTGTGAACTCTCCTGCAATCAATTTGATCATGATGGCATCTCCTCTTGTGGGTTTTCTTCTATAACTGTTTCTGTATTTTCCATCGTGTCGGCGAGGTAATTCTCCTCTAAGTACGATTCATAATCGAATGCGACAAAGGTGCCATTTGGCAACACGTTGTTCATTGACAATGTTTCTGCAATTGCGTCTGCGTACATTTTGACCCCAAAAAACATCAAGTCCATACGTGCATTTTGTGATGAGGTATATGCGTACGACCCCGTAGATATTCCAAGCAAATATGGCGGCACGTTTCCGACACGGCCACCAGTTTCCAACGCGCTGTAATTTGCTGACTCAATTAAAAGCATTTTGTCTGGTGACATTGTGGTCGGCTCATAAGACAAGTATTCGTTAAGCGCTGCGGTCTGATTAGTTGCGCGCGCGGCATTAAATGCTGCAGCAAGGTCGGCAAGTTCTTGCGCGCTAAGCGGTTCGCCACCAGTTTGTTTAAGAACGCCGGCAGGAATGCTTGACGATGCGTTGCGATTGCGCGCCTCTTGAATCTTTAGCGCGGTTTCAATCGCAGCCTGCGATGAGTAAACCAATCCTTGAGTTGGCGACAAGAATTGCACAAGGTTTGCAGGGTCAATTTCGCCACCTTGGAAATAAACCTGCGAAGACGGGGCAAACCAAACGGGGCCAGCCTGATCGGTAGTTGTAACCGAGCCTGCAGGCAGTCGAGTAAATGATGCCGGGTATCCGTCAGCTGTGCGCGACGTGATGTACCAAAATGCGCGACCAAAGAAATAAAGATCGTCAAACGTCCACGACATTAGGAAGTTGTAATTAACGGTTGGGTCTGGGCGACGTAACCAACTACGAGGCGCTATATATTTGCGCTCCATTTCTTCTTCGTCTGCGTTCCAAACTTCGTTGTACATTCGCAATGGCATGCAACCAATTACTGATGCCAGCAAGTCGCGGCTCCTTGACAAGGCAGGGATGCTTACCGCCGCCGCCCTTAATTCACCCTCTCGATAGGTGTAGTACTGGCCGATCATGTTGACGCCGACATTTGACGACGAGTAACCAGGCGCAAAGCCACCAGCTGCAGCCGCTTTTACTGGCGCAGGGCTAATTGCTGCCTTGCTTATTTTGCGATCAAATAATCCCATGTTCCTACTTTGCCATATAAGTGGCAACCGCACGAGACTTATCCGATTCCGACAAAAGGCAAGAACGTGCGGTCGCCGACGAGAATGTTACTGGTTAACGGCCACCAGCATGGGTTTACCCGAAGTAACTGGACGGGCACACATGCCAATACCCCAGACCATTGTTCGCGCTAACTCAATCGGGCCAGGTGATCGCTTGCTTGATAGCACGATTGTGTTGTCGGTGCGAACGGCAACTGCGCGCTGGACATGTTCGGCAAGCAGTTTTTCTCCTGTGTGCAATAGTCGCGCTTCGGCAATCATGTTTTTGGCAAGCG